GCGCGGTTGTGGCTCTGGCCCTGGCTGTAATAGATCACGTTGTAGTCGTAAGCCGGCGTGCACGAGGCCAGCGCGTAAAGCTGAATCACAGGGATGCTCACGCCAGCGCTGACGGTGTAGTCCTGCGCGGACGCCTGGATCTTGATGCCGCCGCAGATGACGCCGGGATTGCTGACAGTGATGTGACCAGACCACGGCGTGCCGTTGGGATTGTTGATGGGGCCGGTGACTGTCACCAGCGTGGGCTGCGCGAAGAGCCCGCCCGTCAAGAAGAGGAGCAGGATGAACGACTTTAGAAAATGGATAACTCTGTGCATAATTCCTCTGCTATTTGCTGCGCAGGACAGCGACGAACAGCGCCAGCAGCAACGCACCGTACGCCGCGCAGGCGACTCTGAGCCAAATGGACAGAGACTGTGTGCGATCGATTGCGGTGCTGGCTTCCGCGCGAGCATCATCTACCTTGTCGCGAAGGTCTTTCAGCTCGCGATCGCGAATGTCGTTGATTTTGTTCCACAGATCGCGCCGATCTGCCGCGCAATCGTCCAGCCGGCGCCGGGCTTCGGCTTGGAATTCACGCGTGGTTGTATGCCCCTCTGCCAGCTTCTCCATCGAGACCTTGATCTCGTTCACGCTGTCTTGCAGGCCCGCGATCTTCGTGATCAGTGATGCCATCTGGCGAGACAACTCCTGGATCGTTGGTGCTTCTTCGCTCACAGTGATTCCCTCGTCCTGTTCGTTTCGAAATGTCAGACCCACTGTTTTGCTCCGCTCAACTACGTCGCGCGCATGCACGCAGCCGCGCCAGGTCAGCGTGCCGAAAGCATCGGTCCGGATGGAGCATTGGCAATCGCAAAAAGGACAGGCAGGATCGGGCCCGGGCTGCCAGATAGCGCGCGACGACTCTTCAGCGCGCATTCCCCGCGACGTTGGCGCAGGATGTGTCCACTGGCAACGGACTCTGCTTCAGGTACGCAAAGACGGTCTTCAAAGCGGAAAACACGAGCATGCCGGCGAGCGCTTCCCAGAAGCGCGAATCGTGCAGGAAGTCCGGAGCGACCACCGCTGCTCCGACCGCCACAGTGCCGGAATCTCCCACCGCGGAGAGCACTGCAGCCAGCAGGCCGTGCAACCAGAAACGCGTGTTTGTGTTCATGGCTGGGTGCTCCTTACTGCCACGCGTACTTCAGACCGATCTGGTACATCGGCTTTACCGTCGTCGTCGCGGCGCCGTCGACGGTCGTGGACGTGTACATGATCTTGCAGGAAGCCACAGCTTCCAGACCAGCAAGGGCTGCTTTGAGCCGCGACAGATCGTAACTGACCATCGCGCCTCCGCCGAACGTGGGCATGGTGGATGTGCTTGTGGTCGCGTTCGTCGTGGTCACACCGGCGCCGGCGCGCGCCCAGAGCGTCACGCCACGAGCGGACGCTGCACGATAGACGACGTCCTCTGTCACCGCGCCGACGCCGCCAGCGAGGTTCATGGAAGTCAGCGAGTAAATGTCCGTGGCGAGCCGGACGCCCACGGAGCCTTCACCGCGCCAGCCGGTGGCCGGTCCTGCGCCGAGCGTCGACATCAGGAAGTAGCGATCGCCAGTATCGGTTGTGCTGCTGGTTGTCACAGCAGGCGCCGCCGTAGTAGTCGCAGGCGCAACCTGCGCGACAGCGGGCATGCAAAGAATGAACGCGAGCGCGATGACGAGAGAGAATTTGGCAAGAATGCGCATAATGAACCTTCCTTTTCTAGCGGGGCAGCACAGCGCCGCCCCGCTCAATCTGTATCGTTGTTTCGGATCCGCAGCACTTACGCCATAGCGCTGGCTGCAGGAGGCGCGGCGGGAGTTGCAGGCGTGGTCTTTTTGAACCAGCCCAGCTTGTTGAAGGTGTCGACCAGCGTGCTGGCGATCGAGGTCACGTAAGTGGTGAGTTTGTCGATCGGCACGACGGAAGCAATACTCTGTTCGGTCGCATAAAGAGACTGCAGCGCAGTCTGCACGATGCTGAGTTTGGCTGCGCCGGTCTGGGCAGCGCTGTTGCCGGTCGAGCTGGCGACTTCCGCGAAGCCCTGCTCGAGTGCGGCGATGGCGGACATGACGGTCGAAAGGATCGTCGGGATGATCTTGAGCCAGGTCAGAAATACAGTCATGTGTTTGTTCTCCTAACGGACGGGAAATGTGAGTTTGAGCATGTCGAATGCCTTGCTCACAATGGTTTTCAGCATGCCCGCGCGTTGACGCCACGGGCGAAGAGCGTCGTCGATCGACTCGGCGGCGCCGTCGAGATGTCCACTCGTGCCAGCGATGTTGGCAATCGTGGCCTGAATGTTCTTGTCCTCGAGCAGCTTGGCGAAGTCGTCCACCGCCCGGTCCAGATCGGTCATGGTCTGCTGGACCTTCGGTGAGCCGGCTGCGAGCTGGTCGGCCGCCAGCTTGGTCAAGCGGTCGATGTTGTCGAGGGAATTCTTGAGCGGCAACAGCGTCGAGTTTGCGGTGATGAGAAGCTGGTTGCCGGACTTCACAGCCAGATCCGCATCGTCGAGCGCGGTGTTCAGCCGCTGGCGCGTGTCGCGCACCAGCAGGCCCGACTCATGGATGGATGTCCGGAGTTCGGCGAGCACGTTGTGCGTGTCGCGATGAACGTCCTTGAGAAACGCCAGGCCCTCCACTGCTGTGAGTTCCATTTGCCGCGACGCCTGGTAGCTCTGGGCGGACGCCGCCCTGATCGTGCCTACGGTCGCAAGAGTCTGGGAAGGCAGGCACGCGTGATTCTTGCGACAGTCCGTAAGCCAGTCGAGTGCCCAGGCTGCGCTGGTGACGCCCGGGCGCGTCCCATGCAACAGGATGCCGAGTTCGAACGCAGGCCAGCACAGCAACGTGCCCAGTACGAACCACGGGATGACCAGAGCCACACGTGGCGTGAGGTGTTTGAGAAACCGAGTTTTCATGATGTTGCCTTGGGGAAGTGAGCTTGGTGGGCCGCCCTGTCAGGCGGCGAGCATGTAGTCCTGGACGCCCAGGAAAAGCGCACGTTCGCGTGCCCTGCGCGTTGCCAGGCCACCCAGCGAGGCGCCGCCGGCGCCGTGGCACCACTTCGGGAATTCCTCGGCCGCGCCGGCGTAATCACCCGCGTTGAGTTTGGTCAGCAGCGTCGACGGCTGGCCGTTGCAGAGGACGATGATCCCGTCCTTCACACCCTTCGCGCCGGGGCCCACGTTGAAGATGATCGACACCAGCGCGTCGAACTGGCCCTGCGTGAGCGCGACCTTTACGTGCTCCTGCACCAGATTCTCTGCGTAGTGGACGTCCTCACAGAGCCAGGCAGAGGCCTGCACCGGCGTGCAGGTCATGCCCAGCCGGACGCCGGAGGTGTGGCCGTAGCCGATGGTGGGAATTCCGGACGGGCACGGATAGGCTTTCAGCTCACAGCCCTCCGAGCCTTCGATCAGTCGAAAGCAATTCTCCGATGCGTTCATGATGTCTCCCTTATTTCGGTCTGGTTGCGGTGAGGCCCTTGCGCTGCCGGTAGCTGGCTGCCTGCGTAAGAGTCTTCTGCGCTTCGATTTCGGTGGTATAGCCGGACTGCTGCTCCACGGTGTGCGTCACGCGCACTGCGATCCATGCGTGGTCGATCTCCGGCCGGAAGCCCGAGAGAATCACCGGGCCCTCTGCACAGATCGCCGGATTGCCCTGCAGCGTGAGGCGGAGCAGTTCCGATCCGCGATCCAGACGTTGCACCCTCGATGTGGCTGCGGCCAGGGCCTCGTTGCTGTTCGGGTACTCGGCCGGATCGGTATCGACGGTGTCTTCCTCTGTGGCGTCGTCCGAGACTGCTTCCACGTAAGTGTCCTGGCCAGCCTGCGGATCGTGATAGCGCGCCCGGGCACGCCTGTGCGAGCTGCGGCGTGTCAGCGTTGCAGACCAGCGCAAGCAGTCGGTGGGTGCAATGTTCGTCGCGGGAATCGACTGGCCGGTTCCTCCGGACGTCGACGGCGCGACGCCGGCGTTGTGCTGAAAGACGATGATCTTGCCGCCCTGGATCTTCCAGCCAGCGTTCACCAGCTCGAGCAGCACCGAGAGGTATTCGTTGTCGCTCTGACCCGTCTGCGCGCGGTGCGCAATCTGAATCGCGCCGATCGCCGGATCGACCGCCGCGCCCAGGTTGTTGCGAGTAGCGATCTTGGCCACAATGCCGGCGATCGTCAGCCCGCTGTACGTGTCGTTGTTGCGGGCCTGGAGTCCGGAAATGCAGGTCGAGTTTGTATTCGCCGCGGGCGCCGGCGTGTTTGCGCTCCGTGCCCGGAGCGTCAGGCGCCGGTCCGGTCCTTCCACTTCCAGCTCATCCACGATCCAGCGGCCCATCGCGGACAGGCCGGATTCTTTGTATCCGAGCGAGCACTCGATCGTCGCGCCGAAGGGCGGTAGCACAATGGCGGCATCCCGGTCGTCGAGGTCGATCTGCAACTGGTCCGAGTTCACGCCCACTTCGTCGGTGATGTGCAGCCGGATCAGGCGCGAAGCGATCTTCGATGTCAGATCGACATCGTTAGCAGTGATCTGAAACTGCGGAGTCAAATTAGCTCCAGAGCTTGACGGTCTGAATTTGCTGGGCCTGGTCGCTCAGGTCCGGGAGCGTGATGGCGATGCCTGCGGGCAAGAGCGGCCCCTGGTCAGCCAGGCCAGGGTTCGCAGCCAGGATGGCCTCGGTGTAGCCCGCAGTGTCGCCGTAGAAGTTGTAGGCGATCGCGTCGACCATGTCGCCGGCCTTGGTGGTGTACTGCTGTGCCATGGCTATACGCTCCGGCCTGCCGTCACCAGCAGATTGCGAACCGTCTGAGAGCCGACCTGGCTGACCTGTACGGCCGCGCCGATCTGAGAGAGCGATCCAGCAATGTCCGATCCGAACAATGTCTTGATCCCTGCCTGTCCGATGCCACTGGTCAGCAACCTACTGATCGTGCCCACAGGATCATGGGCAATCCCGTTCTTCAGGCTCGAGACCGTCATAGACACCTGCGCGAGGACCGTTGTAGCGGCGGTCGCGTCTTTCTGGATCAACTGCGCCTGGTGAATGGCCTTGGTCAGCGTCGACGCCGCGGCTTGCGGCGGAATCTTCGCAGCCTGCAGCGCCGGCGTCAGACTGCCCAGTTGCGAGGCATTCAAAGGCGGCAAGACGCCAGACGGGGAAGCAGGAATGTCAGGCGGCGTAATCAATGTCGCGCCCTGCTTCCCCAGGAGGTTGTACCAAGTCGAGGAGACGTAGCCCTTCGAACCGGCGCTCTCATCGTCCGGACCGTAGTAGCTGAGCCGCAGCGAGAACTCGATCTTGAGCGGCGTCCCTTTGAACGTCATCTGCCGCTGCTCATCAGTGATCGCCAGAACGCACCACGGGCCCCAGTTCTCGCCGCGGCCGGTGGTAAGCGTCTGGGTCTTTCCCTTCTGGGCGTAGCTGCGCAGAATGTCCATCTGGTGAATGCCGCCATGGAACGTGGGCAGGATCACGCCGCGCAGCTCGATCTCATCCTTGCCCACGCCCACAAACTGGAGCGAAGGCCGGTGCGCGATCCGGTTCAGTTCTGCCCAGCGGTATTCCACATTGCGGCGGAACTCCTGGTACGCAGCGGTACCGATCGAGAACTGGAAGTTCCCGAGCTGCATCATGATATCGGTGGCCATCAGTCGTGCATCCCCCCGCGCCGGCGCGCTTCGGCATCGCGCACCGCGCGCTCCAGCGTAGATTGGATTTGCGAGGCAACAGCGACAGGATCGCTGGCGCCGTGAATAGTGATGGGCATGTGAATCGTGATCGTGGTGCTATGCCCCAGCCCCTGCCGGAAGCCGTGCGGCAACGGAACAATCCCCTCCGTGCCTGCGTCGCCCACCTCGACGAGCGTAGGCTTCGTGGCGATGCCGCCCTTCGCCATGCGCGGAATCTCTAAGCCTTCCGCCGTGTCCGGCTTAGGACGTGTCACGTTTTTCATCGCCGCACCAATGGAGAGCGGCGCGAGGCCCATCTTCTTTCGGTATGCCTGTTGGTACGCTACCTGCTCTTCTGCGGAGGGCAGTGCGTTGGAGTGCGCGGGCGACTTGGGCTGTTGGGAAGACTCGCCGCCATGCGGTTGCGCTTCGTCACCAGTAACCCTGGTATCCTCAGAACCCTTCCGGATGGTTCCGCCCTTCGCAGTGTGCTCATTTTTGGTGCCAGAAAACTCGCCACCCAGGTACCAGCCAAGAACGCCACCGCCAATGATCATGCCCAGTTTCCCGAGCAGTCCAATTCTGGTCATCATGGCTACGTTTGCTTTCCCCGCTGCGATAGCTTCCGCAGTTTCCGACGCAGCCAGACCATCAGTCGCAATGAGCGCAGTCTCCTCAGCACCGGCATCCGCGAGCACTGCGAGCCTGTGCGCGACGAGTTTGAGCTTGAGCCAAGCCAGTACTTCGCCGGCCTTGAGCAAGCCGCCGTGGAAAAACGCCCACGCGTAGCCGCCAGCGTAGACCGCTGCGGTCATCGCGATCAGCGCCGTCGTAATCCCGCCGAGCCAGGCAGCCAGCGTCTTGTGCTTTTCCAGGAAGCTACCCACCACCGTCGCCAGTTTACCGATCGGCTCGAGGACAGCCTTCAGGCCGGGCAGGAGCGCTCTCCCAATCGGCATCAACGTCTCGTTGAATGCCTTGGTGATTCTCAGGAGCATCCCTTTGGCGCTGTCTTCCAGCTCCTTGTACTCCTGATCGACAGTGCCAGTACTGTTGGCCAGTGCGTTCTGCGCCTTCGCCAGATCACCGGTCGCCGCGGCTTGCATGAGCAAGAAAGCCGCACCGGCGCCACGCCGGCTGAATGCTTTGGTCAGCGCATCCCGGTTGCGCTCGATGCCACCCAGGCGGTTCAAGCGAGCCTGCATGGCCAGGATGGTGCCTTCGAAGTCCATGTTGCCCTTGGCGTCGTGAACAAGCTGGAAGCCAAGCTGCTTCGAAGCCTTCGTCATGTTGATCAGCACCGCACTCATCTGCTGGCCTGCAGTGCCGGCTTCCATGCCGTGACGAGTAAGCGCTCCGATCGCTGCGCCTGTCTGTTCAAAGCTCACCCGCGCCATGGTCGCCTGCGGCAGAGCCTTCGCCAGGCCCGCGCCGAGGCCGCCAATGTCATCGATGGCGAAGCGCTGCTGCATGGCTGTTGCCAGGTCGCCGATGCGCGCGAGCTTCTGCTGCGTCGAACCCACCATCTGGAGCCCGACCGTGTTGTAAATGCTCGCGATGGCCTTCGCCGTCTCCGTCGCGTCCTGGCCGGTGACTGCTGCGACCTTGTGGATCGTCTCCGATGCGATGCGCGACTCGTCCGCAGACAGGCTCTCGCGATTCAGCACGGCCTGGATCCTGAACAGCTCCGGAGCCGTCGCCATCGTCCGGCTCGCGATGGCACGCGTCTGCTCAATGATCGAGCCGATTTGATTGCGAGCGTCCCCGCCGTCCAGTGACCACTTGAGCTTCAGCCCCGCCTCTTCACCCTCCGCAGCCTTCTCAACGGTCTTCCGGATGGCGTAGCCCGCGGCCAGAACCCCGAGCATCTTGCTGCGGTACTCGGCGCGCTTGGCCTCGTTGGCTTGCAGCGCAGCGCTGGCGCGCTCGTAGCGCTTCATGGCTCCGCCCAACTGGTTCAGCGAGGACTCCACATGCTGATTGGCAGCACGGAACCTCTCCGCCGCCGCGGAGGCATCAGTGAAGTCCGTCTTGGCCTTGGCCAGACTGGCGTTTGTGCGGTCCAGATTGGCCCGGGCGCGCGTGACTGCTTCGTCTGCACGCGTAAGCTGAGTGGTCAGTTTCT